GCCATAGGTGTCCATATAGTAGCAAAATGTAGGGGCTTTAATAAGCCCCTACATTACTATCTTACTGCTGAGTTGTGCGAACTGAGAGCCGAATCTTACCAGTAACAGAAGCTGTGCCAGTGGCAGCAGTCGTTACCTTAAAGTCGATAGTGTCATCCGCTGTGTACTCATAGAGGTGCCCACCGTGTAGGAGAGCTCCAGAAGACCCAACGGCAGCAGAGCGACCAATGGTCAATCCAGACAAGAATCTGTCATCGTCAGAACCATCACCTACTGCTGTTACGATACCAGTCGATGAGTCAAGCGCATCTACTGATAGGTAAACGTCAGTGATTACAGTCCCAGCCATAACCTTAACCATCTGTACAACGTCATTGATTACAAACGCTGTACCACCAGCTCCACCACCACCATTTGCTGCTGTTCCGATTGCTGCTGCAATATCGAACTCACAGTAGAGGGTATCAGTGTGTAGGTGCGCACGAGGTTGTACCCCTGTCGCTGCCTTCGTTGAAACATAAGTAACTGCCATAAATATCCTTCCTTTTTCAAATTGCCCCCATTTCTGGGGGCATTAAACCTAGATAGTGGTTACGTTAGTTGCTGCAAATACAACGCCTACGCATCCATAATCCTTGCTGTTAAACACTGGTTTACCAGCCTTACCCATCATCTCCCAGGCCCATCCGATCTCGTTCTTATAGTCGAACTCTTCCTGTACAGTGTTAGGTCTTTCACCCCACGCCCATACAAGTGATTGAGCTCCCATAAGAGCACCAAATGCCCCAGTAACAGCAGCACCACCACCGTCAGTGAACAGTGGGATACGCTCTGTTTCGTGGATAACAACATTGTCCCAGACAGCAGTAGCACCACGGAAAAGTGGGTTATCCTTCCCACGCTCCATAGCATCACGCATTGCCTGTTGGAATGTGCTGTCGATTCTTAGGTCGTACATACATGCAGGGTTAACAAGCAGAACATACCACTCCTGGCCGTTCATCTTTACAGGTCGGATACGGTAGGTTGCCCCAGCTCCACCAGTCTTAGCCCAGACGCGAAGCGCTGAGATAAAGTTTGGCGTAAGCTTAGAGTTTGCAGCCGTAAGAGCAGCCTTAGCTGTAGCAGCTACGGACGTTCCACTCGGAGCTCCAGCAACACCATCCCGGTATAGGAACTTGGTAGGCGATGCAAGAAGTGCTGCAACGAGGAGTTTATCAATCTTCTCAGCACCCCAGATCTTAAGCTTAGCTCTGCTTACTTCTGAGATACTGAACATAGGACGCTGTACGTCAAGCTTACCCTTAGTCCGGGTAGCATGTCGGTACTGCTCAAGGATGATACTGTAATCATAGGACGTGAGGCCCTCTTCGTTTCCTTCGAGGACTTGCCCAGATGTTACACCATCACCAGTTAGGTTAGGGACAATACCAAACGTAATCTGGTCACCCTGTGACTTGGTTAGGTCGGTTTGTACCTGAACTAGGTTATTGTCAGACTCGGACATGAAACGAGATACAAAGTATGACTCGATTTCAACGTCACGAAAGAGCCGCTCTTCCCATAGCTTCTTGGTAAGAGGGTTACTTGTAGTAAATGCAGTTTTTGACATAATTCCCTTAAAAAATAATTTCTAAAGGAACTCTTTATTCAGAACCAGGCTAGTTTCTGCTAGCTGCCTGTATTGCAGCATCTAGCTCAGCAGCAGTCATCCTAGTAGGATCTACCTCTCTTGCTGTTCTAGGTGTCGCAGTACTTGCTGCCGTAACACTCGGTGCTTGGTTAAGGTTTCGCTGTACCTGTGCCATTACCTGCCCTGGTCTAGCCTTCTGCTTAGAAAGCTGTTCGTTTAGGTAAAGCACATGCTTTGCAAGAATACGCCTATCATTATCAGCCTCAGCAAACCCTTTCCGGTCCATTGCACGCTTGCCTAGCTGTACAAGTGCCTCAGGAGTCGTAAACTCCCATGGATTAGCCTTGAACTGCGCAATGTACCTGTCATCAAGTCCATCAGCCTTTAATGTCGCTGCAACATCGTCAATGCTTACTTTCTCGGTATCAACATGCCGTAAGAAGAAAGTCTGCGCTTCAACAATCTTGTTAGCCCTCGTCTCTTGCTGGTCTAGCCCCTCCAACTCAGAATCAATCTCCTTGATTCTATCCCGGTCATTAACTGCCTGGATAGGATTCTCGGAAAACCGATCCTCAAGCCCGTTTGCAAGCTGTGCCTTGAGAGCTGCTAGCTGCTGCTTTGCCGCAGCGTGCTCACTCCTAAGTCTACCCAGCTCAGTATTCCGGTGCTGAATAAAGAGTTCCTTCTGGTTCCCTTCCTTCTTTTGTCGCTCGTTTTCAGCGAGAATCCCCTGGATTTCTTCCTGCGTATAGGTTCGTGCAGGCTTCGAGGGTTCAGCTCCCGTAGTTGCGACACCTTCGCTTTTCAGCTCAGGTTGCCCACTGGGTATTTCCTTAGTTTGCGGAGTTTCTTCTTCGGAAACAGTGTTACCACCCGCTTCCTCCTGTTGTGCGTTTGCTAGTGCCTGATCTAAGTCCTCTACCGTAGCTTCATGGATTTCCACCATGTCACTACCATCACTAGGGCTTGTTTCATTTACTGTATTCGCTTCAGGTGCGGCTGGCTTCTCTATGTCTTCCAAATTATCTCCTTTACTATCCAGCAAGTGAGCTAGCAAGATTGTTAGCGTAAATGTCAGCCTGGATAGTATCTGTTTCATTATTAGCGGGTTCCGCTGGCGCTGTCGAGGCTATATTTCCCCCCGCTGGCACAAGTCCTAGCTCCTGTGCTCTTTCAGGTGCTACTGTGTACTCACCTTTAGCGATCAATGTCTTAGTAATTTCAGCGTTACTCGTATCCGCAGCCACCTGCGCACTCTGGTCACTTTGAGCCTGTAATCTCTCAGTAATATTGACCTTAATGTCCGCAGGAACATCCAAAAACTCCAATGCCAATTCAGGCGGTATGTCAGCACCCTGTGACATAAGCTCGAATAGTGTTTTTGCAATTCCAAGCCTAGTACTTGCTGAGAATGATGATTCGGACACAATCACATCGTACTCAAGTAGGTTCGCCCCACTTAGCATTTCCGTAATCTCTTCCTTACTGTACTCCGCAAAGTCCTTATCCCCTACCTTAAACTTCTGCCGTACATACTGAGAGTTTAGTAGCTTCTGTAGCCTCTCAGGAGGGTAGTACCTCTGTAGTAGCGCAACTATAATCTTTCCAAGCTTCTGCTTTGCAAATGACAGGTTATCAAACAGGAACTGATTCCCAGTAAGTCTCCCCTTCTTCTTTTCCATGAACATAGTGCCAGACTCGTTAGCCCCACCCTGCTCCACCACTACGTTCATCAACCTTTGTAGGTTCTGCTGGTCAAGCTGCATCATATTTACTAATGACACAGGGAGCTCTGCTCCTGCCTCAAGCACTGGCCTACGGTTACTATCCGTAACCTCAAAGATACTACCTGGCTTACTCCGCTTTTTCTTAAACCTCTCCTTTTCCTGCGCATCCGTAAACGTTTCAGGCTCAATGTAGTACACACTAGCCCCTAGTCTATTCATCGTATCCATTGCCTGGCTACGGCGCTTATTCAATTCTCTCTGTGGATCTTTCGCTCCCTCAACCTTCCCCCAGAACTCCCCGTCCTGCCTGTACCCATAGGCTGGTACTGTATAGAAATCGTGCATTGGCAAATCTGCTGGATTCTCATCAGATAGCACTAAATTCCCACAGAATTTAGTAATTCTCATCCGTGGCTTTACCTGGCTTACATACTGAAACCCTGGGAGCGTGCTCGCTGCCTCAATATCCTCTGGCTTCCAGTCATACGCCGTAAAGAAGAAATTCTCTTCCTGGTGAAACAGTACTGTTACCTCCTTGTACGTTTTTCTCGTACACTGGACTAACCGGAACTGCTTTTTCTGTACATCCACAAGTGGGATCGTCCCATTCAACGTAAACGGCATATCGTCTATCTTTTCCGCAGACCTATAGTCAGTATGCGTACCGTTTACACCATTATCCTTAACTACTGGGAACTGCCCCTTGTACTCAGAGTAGTTCTTCTCAATCTCCTTAGCCTTTTTCCCAAACATCTGTTTAAGCTTTGCAATGCTCACCATTCGGCTACGCACTTCAAACTCACAGTCACTTAGATCTTCCTTCTCGTGTGGCCCGTAAACAATATCATCCCAGGGGAACCGCTCTACCTTTATCACTCCCTGAATATTGTCCGTAAAGCTCATGTCTACGTTGAACACACCCTTACCAGACAAGCACTGGTCCTTAAACACCTTTGTCTCTTCCCTCTGGAAGTAGCAATTATCCAGGATCTTCTTAACAATCACGTTTAGCATGTCCGCTACACGCTGATCCCCATTCTCCTGTGGTAGGTACTTAATATCTGTCCTCTGCTCCATCTGATACCCAATCAGAGTATCAATATTTGGCGCAATTTCATTTATCGTAAGCGCAGCCCTATCAAGCGCATTTAGCCCACGCTCAACATCCTCGTCCCACTGCTTCCCCTTAAAGAAATCCTCAGCCTCTCTCCCTTTTTTCGCGCAGTCCTCAACTATCTCAACACCCTCACGCCAGAGCGCCATACAGTCATCAATTATCTCTTTCTCCTTCTCAGTCTTCTCGGCTGGCTTTACCTTATAATCCACAATCACATGGTCATGCCCATCCATTGCTGGCGTAACTATCCAAGTCCCCTCCTCCTTCCCAGGATCGCCAGGAGTTGCAGGCTGGCCCATGTCTGGCTGGCCTGTCATCGGGTCAACCACTGGCATACCAGTCATTGGGTCAATCTGTGGTGGTACTGCTTCAGTTGGCTCAACTGGCTCACGCGCTGGGTCATATATTAACTCATGCACATGCCCATCCGGGCCAGGACTCATTGCCCCAACACCAGTCTCAGTATTTATGTAAACAATATGGTAGTGCTTCTCGTCGCTAGGTATCTGCCCTTCCGCTGTTGTCTTTAGTTCCTGCATATTCCTTGCCCTAGCACTTTAAACTGTAGTCCACGCCACCGCCGACCCGCACCGCACTACACCACACCGCACTACACTGTAATCCACCCAATCTTACCACTGGCAAACCTATCCCTCGCTCGCCGAAACGCTGCATCGTAAGGGGTCTCAGGTTTCTCGTCCTCTGGGAGCGCTCCAAACCTGTACTCTTTAATTATATCGTACGCATAACTAAGCGCATCTAGTCCGTCATCGTGCCCAGCCGGAAACTTCTCCATCTCTGTCCCTAAGATAGCAAGCGACTCCTTATCAACAGACTCAAGCACATGTATCTTACCATTCTTAAGTGGCCAGCTTATCGCTGATTCTATCCTGAATTCCTTACTCCTGCCACCAGGTTTTAGTATCTGTAAATTCCCAGACTCTACACTCAACACCTTCTTTTTCGCCCTAAGCGCTGCGCAAATATGTATCTCGGTAGTACTCATCCCCACTTTCTCAATCCCAAGCTTCAAAATCCTTCCATTCCTACAATACATATCAACCGCTGCCTGCTGCGCAGTCGCTAGGTCCATATCCTTAATTAGTAAATCCAGAATAAACACACGACTCGCACCATTGTCGTCCCTGTACGGTTCAACCCCTACAACAACCATCGCCCAGGGGTCTGCTTTCCTATCCTGCCTACGCCCAACGTCACCCGCACCATCAATTAACATAAACTTGTAAAGCCTAGTCGGGAGCTCCTTACGGGAAACAACTATCATCTGGTCCCTGTCCAACTTCTCCTGCCCACGAGGTGTTGGATTTAGTAATTGCTGACAGTAAAAGAAATACGGCTTACCTGCTCGCTTCTTCTGTAAAGAAGATTCAGGTAGAAACACTGCCTTCCCCAAAAAAGACCCATCAACAGTCGCTGTTTTCTTACGGAGCTTGAACATCCGCTCATTTGTCACTGGGTCTGTCTTGTTCATTATGTAAACAAGTGGGTCATCATGCCGGTAAAACGTGCCAATGACAGTTAGCTGCCTATCTCTCGTTCCAATATTCTCAGCCATGTCAAAATTGTCACAGACCTTCTGCATAATGTCAGGAGTTTGTAAGTCCTGAGTGACAATATCGTCAAATATCATGTCAGTGTAGTGGTCACCAATTGGCATACCCTCCACTAATCCCCAGGAACTAACAGTCGCCTCCTTATAAAACCCTTTCCTCTTTACAATCAGTCCACCCTCCGGGGCTTCTGTCCATTTCTCAGCCTCCTTGTACGGGTCAACGTAAAGAATGTCAGGGAAACATGCGATTAAAAAGTTGCTCTCGAATAATCGTTTAATGAGGTTCTGAATTTTCACTGCAAGTGGCCTAACAGCACTGAAAATCCCTATTCTACGCTCTGGATCATTCAAAATCTTTTGGCAGGTTCTACCAACGCTTATGATAGTTGTCTTTAAATGGTCACGAGCCCAGACCTCAAGTGAGTCACCCTTCTCACTTTCAATCTCTTTGCACGCTTCCACTATAAACGGATGGTTGGCTAACGGGTTCTTCATGACAAAATATACAAAGAACCACAAATCCTCCTGGATTATGTTTCTAAATATATTGATTTCATTCAGAAGTGGATTAGCCTTGCGCTCTTCAGGTGAGAACTTATTAACCTCTGCTACCTTGTCTACCAACTTGTAGTAGTCAAACTTGTAGTTACAGTCACTCCGCTTCTGAAACGGCATACCGTTAATCTCAACTACCCTACTACTCAGAGTAACACCAGGTGGTGGTGCTTCTAGTGGAGTGGAATATAGCCAGGAGGTTACTGTGGTGGGGATTTCTGGATGTGGAGATGGTTGCTCTGGAGATGGTTGCTCTGGAGATGGTGGTACTGGTTCGGGGGGTGGTGGTGTAACAGGAGCCTTCGGCTTGGGTGGACGGCCACGCTTTTTCGGGAGTGCGGGGTCAGCAGAGGAAATTTTTATTTCGCTACCAGACATGGGTTGAAAGGGGGATAGAGGGGTGGGGGCCGGGGGTATATGGGGTACCACTCCCCCCCCGGTATACAGCTATAAGCCAATGGCTACCTACATAATGATCAACCATCACACTGCGAGGTGGTTGCCTTGCATAACTACTCATGATCATTCTCAGATTTATCTGCACGAGAATTCTGATTCTCGTGAAGTAAGGAAGGGGTCTCTGATTTCAGGGCGCTAAGCACGTTAGAAATTTCTAATTTGCCAACGGTGCGTGAGGATATATTCTCAGTGGATTGGTTATTTTCGAGGCGCTCTGCTTTGTTGAGGATCTCGAATCCGGCTAGTGTGGAGGCGAAGGAGGCTTTCGCTAGTTTGTTGCCTGAGAAGGCGGATTCAAGCGCAGCTAATTGTCCAGCGCTCAATATATCAGCCTTGACAGTCCTATAATCCGCAACGTCCGGTAGTTTTTTAAATAAAGGTGCGAACTTACTGATTAAAGCCCTTGTTGTTGTTCTAGGAAGTCCAGTCGCCTTGACTATTTCTGAAACAGGCAATCCCATAGCTGCCATCTCAACGGCTCTAGCCTTTTTGTAGGTCCGCGATTTTGCCGCACCTCCTCTATATACAGCTTTTCGTTTTGGCTTAACTTCTGTACTATCTGAATCAGGTTCACTCATATATACCCTTAAGGATACAATACAATGTCAAAAGACACACTACCCAAACGATTCAGACCAGAACGGCCAATTTATCTCAGCAAGCATAACACAGGATTCAAGTCGGAAGCTGAGGTCCTGTTAGGAGTGGAGAGGCTAAGGGACCGAGGTTGGCTCTGTTGCTATTCAGCCGAGAAGATCAAGCCAATACACCTAAGTTTCAACGATACCGCCGAATTCTCAGAATTCAAGAAAGATTGCAGTGCGCTATCAATAAAGCTAGTAGCCCCTCCGATCACTCAAGAGATGATTCAGGATCTAGACTTCGAATCCAATGTCATAATCAAACCAGAATCAAACAAGAGTGTGGAAGATCCGAGCGGCAAAATTCATATAGAGTAATGATAGTTAGGGGATAAGTGAAAATTATTTCATTCATCCCCCTTTTTTATACTTGATTAGTTCAGACTTATGAACGATACTAGAATCATAAGATGTAAGGCAATCAAGCCGTGACATAAGGATAAAGATGAAATATTTTGAAACATGCAAAACCGAGCAAGAAACAAAGACGGCCTATAGGCATCTCAGCAAAATACTACACCCGGATCTCGGTGGTACTTGCGAACTGTTCGTTGAGCTCGAAAAGCAATATCAAGCGCACCTCAAGAGTTTGAACGGTTCTTACAATTCAAAAGAGGATGAGAAAGCTGGCAAGAGACAGTACACCTACAATCGAGTAGTAGAAGAGGATCTCATGAGAATGATCAAGGCCCTTCAAGGACTCCGATTGCCTGAGACAATTGAGATCTCATTAAACGGTACATGGATCTGGGTAAAGGGTACCTGTAAAGATAGTCGGGGGAATTATCCTGTAAAGAATCTTTCCGTTATCCCTCAGCTAGAAAAGTTAGGATTGAAGCTTCACACAATGAAGGGTGAACTCTATTACAGAGATCCAAGCAATCGCTGTTCAAATAAAGGTAAATCGATGTCATTTGACCGGATTGATCGGAGGTATCAGGGAATGAGATTCAGCTCAACTGGCGCGGATCAAATTAACTAACAACAAAAGCCCGGCGCAATGCCGGGCTTTATAGGAGAAAGTAAAATGGAATCAACAAAGAAAAAAGCGCTTCATTATGCGTACCCGAGCTCTCAGGCTGCTAGTGAATTAGGATTCACTACTAGGGGGTGCTGGTACATAACCGTAAATAATGTGATTTACGGTGCCTCTCCTGGCACAGAAGAGGGGAAGGCAAGGGCGTTGAAATACTTCGAAGAGATGCCCTATGAAATAGATACGATGAGTTCATTCGGTTATAAACCATATTAAGGGGGAATAGTCATGACTTACGAATACAACCCAGAACGAATCCAAAAAGCAGTAGCACGCGCTGCAAAAACCCGTAATGCTTGTAAGAAAATAGCAAGAATACATCTTCCCGCCTTAGTTGGCGCGGAAGTAGCTGAGAGGATAGGGACACGGCGCAAACTGTATAACTTTCTTGAGGCATTGGATCTATCTCATGAGGCAATCAAATCCATTTTTTGGTCCTATAACCTAGCAGTTCCGAGAGATAGGAGTTTGATCCCCCGTAAAGACAAGAAAGAGGAACAAAAGCCATCATGGTTGAATTGCAAAAATGAGGAGATTTTTTTTAGTGCTCAAGTAGTTCAGAGTTTTGAACGATAGGACATACATGAAACAAAAAAGTAAATTCGTAGAGGCAATGGAGGCGGTGTTTGTTTTGCAAATGCTTTGCTTAGGTAGTTTTGCAGTGATTGGAATTTTAAATTGGGTGACTAAGTAAAGGGGAATGA